TGAGTAAAATAATTAAATTTGATCGCGACGCGAAAGAAAAACTACAGGAAGGTATTAAGAAAGTACATGATGCCGTAACTGTAACTATGGGTCCTTTTGGACGTAATGTATTAATTGAAAAAGAACACGGACAAGTAGCTTCAACTAAGGATGGTGTTACCGTTGCTAAAACCATTACTTTAGAAGATCCAATTGAGAACATGGCTGCAACTGTTATTAAACAAGCAGCACAAAAAACAGTTGATCAAGCAGGTGATGGTACAACTACATCTACGTTGTTGGCTTATAGCATTGCAAATCAAGCACTTGAATTGACCTCAAAACCATCAGTTAATGTTACTCAAGTAAAATATGGTATTGAAAATGCTGTTAAGAATATCATCAGTGAATTGAAAACAATGTCTGTAGACATTACAGATGAAAAGCAAATTAAACAAATTGCTACACTCTCAGCTAATGGGGATGAAGAAATTGGAAAACTAGTAGCTACTGCTATTGAGAAAGTAGGCAGAGATGGAGTAGTAACAGTAGAAGAATCTCGCTCTGGGGAAACATCACTCGAAACAGTAGAAGGCCTTCAGTTTGATCGTGGTTACAAATCACCTTACATGGTAACTGATAACAACACAATGCAAGCTGTTCTTAATGATGCCTTAATTTTGTTATTTGATGGTAGGATTAGTGCTGTAAAGGATCTACTTCCTATTCTAGAGCGTGTATCACAAGAAAACAAATCATTACTTATCATTGCTGAGGATATTGATGGTGAGGCACTTTCAACTCTTATTGTAAATAAAATGAGGGGTATTTTGAAAGTAGCTGCTGTTAAAGCTCCTGACTTTGGTGAGCGTAGGACTTTGATTTTGGAAGATATTGCTATTGTAACAGGTGGCACTGTAGTTTCACCTCAAAAAGGAATGAAACTAGAGAAATTTAGTACTGATTGGTTTGGTCAAGCTAGAACTATCACTGTAGGTAAAGAAACAACTACTATTGTTGATGGTAAAGGTGAAACTGAAAAAATTGATATTCGTATTGAGGAATTAAAAGCACAAATTGATACTAATAATTCACCATATGAAGTAGAACGTCTACAAGATCGCCTTGCTAAAATTATTGGTGGTGTAGCTATTATTAATGTAGGTGGAGGTACTGAGGTAGAAATGAAGGAAAGAAAAGATCGTATTGATGATGCACTCCAAGCAACAAAAGCTGCTCTTGAAGAAGGTATTGTACCTGGTGCCGGTATGGCCTTATTTAATGCTAAAAATGCTATTAATAATAGAGATAACAGTGATTCCGGATTAGGAGGACAAATTGTATATAAAGCCTGTTCCACTCCACTTAATAAAATTCTAACCAATGCCGGTGAAGACTATTACGAGTGGATTTCAGTATTTAAAAACTCCAAGAATGCAGTTCCTGATATTACAGGTGAAAGAACAGTAGATGCTTTTAAATCAGGTATTATTGATCCAACTAAAGTAGTACGTTGTGCACTTGAAAACGCAGCAGCAGCTGCAGTTACACTTCTAATGACTGAATGTGTAATTCATGATAAACCAACAGATAAAAAGAAAGAAGAAGTTGATTTGTCAGCATTTGGAATGTAAATTTAATAAAATAATAAGTTATGAAGCAACACTCGCTTTGGATCGAGAAATATAGATCACAAACATTGGAGCAATATATCGGAAATGATGCGGTTAAAAACCGCATCTCCGATTGTCTTGTAAAAAATGACATACCACATTTTATTTTTAATGGTACTGCTGGTACAGGTAAAACTACATTAGCTAAACTATTAGTTAATAATCTTAATTGCGTTTACCTTTATCTTAATGCTAGTGATGAAAATGGAATTGATGTTATTAGGGAAAAGGTAAAAACATTTGCTGCTACATCTTCATTTAAACCACTTAAAGTAGTTATTCTAGATGAGGCTGATTTTTTAACTCAACCAGCTCAAGCAGCACTCCGTAATCTAATTGAGGAATATTCAATTAATACTCGTTTTATTCTTACTTGTAATTATATTGAACGTTTAATTGAACCACTTCAATCACGCTGCGAACTTCATATTCTAAAACCACCATCTAAAGGTGATGTTGCAAGACATATTTGCACAAATATTCTTGATGTTGAAGGTGTAACATATGAAATGAAGGATATTGCTCAAATAGTTAATAATTTCTATCCTGATGTTCGTTCTATTATTAAAACATTACAACAAAATATTAAAGATAATAATTTAGTTATTACTGTATTAAATAATAATTGGACTAAACAATTGATTCAAATACTTAAAAAGCGCGATAAAGATGCTTGGTATCAGGTTCGCCAACTTGTAGCTGACGAGCAAGTAGATGATTTTCAAGTAGCTTATAGGTATATGTTTGAACAACTATCCGAATTCAGCTACGGACACGATGCTGAACTATCAGTCATACTAGATGATTTCATTTGGAGAAGTGGGGTTGTGCCAGATAAAGAAATTAACTTTGCAGCCTCAATAGCAAAAATACTAGAAACAACTAAAAAACAAGTAATATGAGTCAAGAGACAATCAACATGAACATCACTTTGGATAAAACAACAGCAGTTGAATGCGAAAAATGTGGTGGGCAAACATTTAAAGATGTAGTAATGCTTAGAAAAGCATCTCGTTTTGTAACAGGCACACCGCAAGACGCCCTTATTCCTATTCAAGTATTTGCTTGCACATTATGTAATCATGTAAATGATGAATTTCTTCCATCACAATTGAGAAATCAAGATGTTCAATAAAAAATATAAAATGGAAATAGAACAACTTAGACAAGAGAATGAAGCCCTTAAAGCCCAAATTGCAGGTATTGCTTTTAATCTTGGGATAGCAGATAAGAAAAATACACAATATGAAACCCAAATTGATGCTATGAAAGTCCAAATCAATCAGCTTCAGTCCGAAATAAAGCATCTTACTATGCTTGCTACGACTGCTAATAAAAACCAAAACGATTCAAGATATTACTAATGAATATATTTGATCATCTTAAGAATATTACTACAAATAAAGGAGCCTACTTGGGTGATGAAGGTTGGAATAATTGGATGATTAATCGTTATCTAAGTATGGATCCGGATTATTGTGAAGTAGTTAACTATATTCAAAAAAATACTTGGCAAATGAAAGGTGAATACCTTTATAATTTGTATAAAGATCTTATTCCTCAACAATATAAGTACCTTAAGTATATTAAGGCTAAAAATAAAAAGGAATATAAGGTTGAACAAGTAGAAGCAGTTGCTGCTTATTATGAAATTAGTAAACACGAAGCTAAAGAATATATTAGTATGCTTCCTAAAGATGAATTAGAAAATATATTAAATCAAATTAATGGGTAATTATATCGATAAAGCAAAATCATTTCAAGAATACATGAAATATATTGATGACACATCAGAAGAAAAACCTAAACTAGACTCAATTGTCTCATCAGTAATAAGGCAATTTGAAAATAGAGCAGTTAAAGGTAAAGAAAAATATGGTGTTGATCTAGATCGTACTGATTTATCTTTACTAGAATGGATAGAACATGCTAAACAAGAACACATGGATGCTATTCTATATCTAGAAAAAATTAAACAAGAAATCAGTGGCAAAGAAAAAGCTTTCTGAGATTGAACTCAAAATCAAAAATTACCAAACCCCAGAGGTAAACTATAGTTTCCAGCGCAGCGTCTCTTATTCTCAATTCTCAATGTGGTCTAAATGTCCACATCAGTGGTATCTTACCTATGTAGAGAAGAAACAGCCGTATCAAGCTAGTATTCATACTGTGTTTGGTACGGCGTTTCATGAGACACTTCAACAATATATTACTGTAATGTATGAACAAAGTGGTGCTGCTGCTGATAAAATAAACTTGGAAGCTATATTTCAAGAGCGATTTAGGGAAGTATATGCTAGTGAATATAAAGCAGCAGGTACTCACTTTACTAACGCTGAGGAAATGGCTGATTTCTTTGATGATGGTATTGCTATATTAAAATGGATTAAAGCAAGAAGAAATAAAATATTCACTATTCGTAGGATGAAATTATTGGGTATTGAATTACCTTTACTCCTAAAAGTAGCAAATAACATCTATTACAAAGCATTTATTGATTTTGCTTTATACGATGAGGATTTAAATAAAGTTTACATATATGATATCAAAACATCAACCCGCGGATGGAGCAACAGTGAGAAAAGAGACGATCAAAAAACTGCTCAAGTCTTATTATACAAGGAGTATTTCTCAAGACAATTCGGATGGGACGTTGAACAAATCGAAGTTGAATTCTTCATTGTTAAGCGCAAAATCTATGAAGAAGCTGAATACCCAATTCCCAGGGTTCAATCCTTTAAACCCGCTAGCGGAAAAACCAAACGAAGACAAACAATAGAACGTTTTGAAGATTTTATTAAAGATTGTTTTGATGAAGTTGGTAAACCTCAAATAAAGTCGTATATTAAAAATGTAGGTGAAAGCGCTTGTAAGTGGTGTCCCTATAACAATAATAATGAACTTTGTAACAAAATTGCAGTCTCCTAATAATTATATATATTTATATCAAAATATATTATTATGGGAAACAAAATGCAATTAACAAGTGTAAAGATCCCTGAAGATTTATTTGAGCAATTTAAAATAGCTTGCGTAAAATATAAATTCAGTGTTCAAAAATTAACAGAGCGAGGTATGTTTTTATATCTAACAAATGAAGATTTTAGAAAACAATTACACAACACATTAGACACACAATTTACAGGAAGTATTTAAAATTAGTTACATGAAAGAAGGTTATATTCCTCAAGCACAACGTAAAAAAATTCTATTACTTTGTGACGACATTAGAATGACAAGTGGTATTTCTACTATGGCTCGTGAAAT